ACAGAAAGGCGTTCGTCTCTGGTCGGCGTGTGGGGAAATCTCGTACTGCGGCATGGCTCGCGCTATGGAAGGCCATCACATACTCGAAGGCCGAGGTGCTCCTGACGGCGAAGGCGCAGCGCCAGTCGATGGAACTGTTCAATCAGATTCAGGCCGAGATGCGAGGGTCGTCGATACCTGATGACCAGTGGGGTGTCGTGCGTTCGACGCGAACAGAGATCAACTTCGACAATGGGTCGCGGATCATCGCGCTTCCTGTCGGCCGAGATGGGTCGAACATCCGTGGGTATGGTGGGTTCGACAATATGATCATCGTTGACGAGGCGGCGTTCATCAAGGATGACATCTTCCAACAGGTGCTGTCGCCGATGATGGCTGTCGGAAATGGGACATTCATACTCTTGTCGACACCGTTCGGGAAGAAGGGCTTTTTATACGAGCGATTCAATGACGAAGATTGGTACACCATGCAGGTCCCGTCTTCGGCCAACCCGCTTATCGACAATGAGTTCATCGTTGAGCAGCGGAATAATCTGACGAGTATACAGTTTCGCCAGGAGATTCTCGGGCAGTTCGTCGAAAGTGCAGACTCCTTCTTCACACGAGATGAGATCATGAACGCGGCCCAGGAGAGCGTCGAGCAAACGTCTGACATCACCTATCTTGGGGTCGATCTTGCCTCGACCGGAGGTGATGATTCGGTGTATGTGTGCATCGATGATGACGGGAACGTCTTCCATATAGAGCACACGAGTGACAAGCCGATGACAGATGCCATGGGGCGCATACGCGAGCTAGATGCGTATTTCAGTTTCAGTAAGATTGTCATCGATTCGACAAGTCTTGGACAGGGGACTGTTGATCAGGTGCGCGAAACACTTGGGCGGAAGGTCGAGGGCTTTAAATTCTCGAACGAGAAGAAGCAGTCGTTGTACAATACGTTGAAGACCGCGTTTCAAAACGGTGACGTGGCATTTCCATACATTCCTGGTCGCAACAACGAAGCAGGTAACAAACTTGCGAACGAGTGTATGGACCTTGAATACAGCTTCACAAGCACTGGACGGATGAGAATCCAGCACCCTCCTAATGGGCATGACGATTTTGCAGATGCGATGGCATTGGCGGTGTGGGCGCGGAGTCAGACGAAGTATGCTGCCCCCGATGCTGGATCTCTTCGACCCTTCACGCTTGGGTCGTTGAGATAAAACTGTCGCCACATACCTCAGTGGCCTGAAGAGTCGGGTAGGGTCCGACGAAACGGTTGAACGATACTTATGACTACAGGACTACACGACACAGGTGAAGAGTACTATCAGGACAAGCTCAGCGGTGAGCAGTTCGATGTTGGTCTCTTCGACGACAGCACAGATAATCTTACAGACAGCAGCGATGTTTCGGACATCACAACAGAGCCTTCGGACGGGAATTATACTCGACAGGCAGACATCGCATTCTCATCGGCGGACGAGAACGGTGACTGGACACTGACGAATGACTCGCAGGTCTCGTTCGATGTGACTGACACGACTGGGGACGTTGACTCGTACTTCATCGTCGTGAACTTCGACTCGGACGACGCTAGCGATGGTGGCACACCGACAGACCACCTTCTGGCAACAGGGTCGCTTTCGCAGAGCTACGCGCTGAACAATCTCGACACGCTGAATCTCTCGGCTGGCGGGATTGGCACGTCGCTCTCGTAAGACCGCTTCCTCTTTAGGCCCATTTTTGCGGCCGCAAAACGGCTAGCTGACGCTGTATCTCTGATACACGCATATTCGTATTTCACCGTATGCAAGCCACATCACACACCATCACAAACTACCAGATACTTACGGGTATCGTAGGTGCGGGTGCGTGATATAGATGTTGCAAGATGGTAGGTGGGATAAAGACGAGTATGATTCGTTTTCTTGGCAAGAGTCACCACCAGAGACACCAAACGTAGACCCAGAAGAAATATCTGTTGATATACTTGACCCAACAAGTAATATAGATATATCTCAACTGGGGACATCTGCTAATATAGAAACAGAGCCTGCAACAGAAACATCACAACTGAGTGATTTTTTGTGGGATACAGGACTTTTCAATATCCGAGCATGGCAGCGCTCTCCACCAAAGACGCCATATGTTGAAGCAGAAGATATATCTGTAGAAACATTCGTATCTAGCGAGTCAATCACCACGTCTCAGTTCTTATCTGACGCAAATGCAGAAACATCAGTTGCTATAGATGCACAATTCTTTAACAGTCTGATATGGGACGACGGATTATTTGACAGCAGAGCGTGGCAAACATCGCCGCCAGAAGATACGTTTGTTGAACCAGAACCCATAACGGCTTTCGCCCTCACAGTATTACCAAGTGTCACTACTGTTTCTTCTATTTCTTCAGCGTCGCTCGACACACTATCTGGAGATACTGCAATATTTAGAGGTCTGGTCTGGGGTGATGGGGCATTTAACTTCCGTGGCTGGCAAACGTCTCCCCCACAAACACAAAGCGTTAAAAGCACAGATATAACGTCGAGTACTATAACAGCATCTGGTCTCTTCATAGAATCTGTTGGTCGTACTGTCGAATCGAAGGAAGACATCTCAACAGAAACACTAACAGACGGACAAAGTATACCTGTTGGTGTTGAGGGTGTTGGTAAATGGGACATCGACTCATTCGACGAGTTTGGATGGCAAGAATTCTCGCCCGAAGATGAAACACCTCTTCTTTCAGATATATCTGTCAGCACGCTTGTCCCAGTTAAGAGTATAGGAATTGATGATATATCATCATCTGTCAACGCGTCTACAAAATTAGCAGATGACAAAGAATTATTTGTTGACCTTGTGTGGGACAAGTTTGACTTCGGTGTTAGCGCGTGGCAGAAGTCACCTCCTGAAACCCAATACACTGGCCTTGAACAGATAAATATAACATCTATAAGCACACAAGATGTCTCCATAACACCAACTTCACTGTTATCGGATATTTCAATACAAAGCATATCTGGTGCGCAAGCGCAGACCTTTGACAGATTAATTTGGGACAAACAATCGTGGGACGAATCTAGCTGGCAAGAGAGCCCACCGGAGTATCCTTCGCTTGTCCCGGTGAATGTTCAAGTTACCACAAAGGTTGCGTCTGGTTCATCTGTTACACCCAAACAATCTCTTTCATCTATTAGTTCACAGTCATTAACTGTTGATGAGGATATCACATTTGATAGACTGCTATGGGACGATAGAGATTGGGGCGTTTCAAGTTGGCAAACGAGCCCACCAGAATATCCACCACTCGACGCAATAGAAGTATCTTCGTCTACTCGTGCAGATGATAAAACATCAATCACGACAGCAAAGAAGATTGCTTCTATAGATGCTTCTACAAAGGCGGTCCAAGAAGAACCTATATTCGACAGATTGTCTTGGGATGTGCGGTCTTGGGGCGCGTCTAGTTGGCAATCTCCCTCGCAGCCATTCCTGACTACGTCTCTTACCTCTACAGTTGTTACTCCTGTGGTTACAGACACACACGTTGCAACAATATCTGACACGTCTGTTTTATCTGCAGCTTCTATATCAGCTATTCTATCCACAGAAATAATTGATTTAGAGAGAGGAAGGTGGGAAGCAGACCTTTGGGATACGTTTGACTGGACCACCGATTCTGCTTCTCGTGTAGACCCCGGAACTATTTCTAAGATTAGTTCGTCTATTATTACTGTAACCGACGATTCTATTGCTAAAGACATTGGTATTTCTCCAATGTCTGTGATTATCGAAAGAGCACTTGACACAGCATCTACTGATGATGGTCTTACATCTATTGCGGTCGATGTTATATCATCTTCTGTAGCAGCAGATGTTATCAGCTCAAAGGAAGATATACCGACTTCTTCACTTGCAGTAGTGTCTGAAATCTTATCTACAGATGAAGTGGAGGTCACATCCGCTATATCTACATTCTCTCCAGACACATCGTCTGTCTCGACACTAGCTGTAGGAGACGAACAGACATCGGCCGGAGATGTTCCGTCACTTTCACAGACATCTAGTTCGCCGCGTGCGCTGGACGCCGATACTTCCTCATTCGATGATTCAATACGTTCGTCGATAAGCATTACTGCACAATCATCCGCTGAAGTATCTTCTGCACTAGCCAAAGGAACGGCACCGCTTTCTGCCGATACTCAAGACGCATCAATATCCATAACAACAATATCTGCTATAGCGGTTGGGGATGCAAGCTCTCAATCTGCAATAGAGGTGTCTATTTCCAATGATAATGTTTTCACAGAAACTGTACTAGCACCCACAAAAAGTACAGATGCTGTAACATCTTCCACAGAAGAAAAAATAGATGCACCTATTTCAGCTACTTCAGAAGAGGTATTTGCTGACGCTATAGCGTTCGATGATACAGTAATATCAAGTGTAGACGCACCTTCTGTAAGCTCTACAGACATAATAGAGATAACTGATGCGATAGACACTGGTACAAGCGTAACGACTGTTGCATCTGTAATAACAGTCGAAGATGAACAGACAACTGCTGGTGAACA